GCTCTCGGGGTTGGTCTTCTGCATGGAAATGCTCCTTGGGGAAGGGGAGCCGCGGGGCCTTGGACCATCCAAGGCCCCGCGTGTCTGCCCTTACTGTTCTTGGCCTTGGACTAGCTGAGGTTCGTGCCCACGCAGAAGGCGCCGACCTGGCGCACGGCCACGTCGAAGCTCAGGAACGAGAGCAGCTCCATGTTCCCGGCCGCGTAGTTGGTCGGGAACTCGACCAGCTTCAGCTCCACGCCCGGGCCCCACTGCGCGATGATCAGCTGGCTCCAGTCGCCGAAGGCGATGTCGGTGCTGGCCAGCTGGTTGGTCACGTCGGCGTCGTACCCGATCACCTGGTCGTTGTCCCAGATGAAGGGCGGCGTGGTGCCGCCGCTGACCTGCGTGCGGGTCTTCAGGGTGCCGCGGCCCGCCGGGTTGGCCAGCCAGCGCATGGTGTTCCCGTCGGCGTTGGCCTGGGCGACCTTCGTCTCGAAAGAGACGATGTTGGCCCAGGTCGCCGAGCTGACGCTCTGCGAGCCCACGCCCGTGGTGTTGAAGAGGCCCAGGGGCTGGCCGTTCACGCCCGTGCCCTTGAGGGCCGCCAGGTCCATGCCGATGCCGATGACCGCCATCTGGTCGCGGCTGATGAGGCCGTCGATGCTGGGGTCGCTCTGCATCAGAAGCTGGCGGCTGAACTCCGTGCGCACGCCGGCCGTGTTGGGGCGCAGGTGGATCTGGCCGACGGTCAGGTCGCTCTCGGTCACCGAGCTGCCTTCCGAGATGTAGTACATGGTGCTGGCGCCGGTCTGACGGGGCAGGTAGATGTCCCCCTTCAGGCCGGTCAGCATCTGGGCGCCCGCGCCGACGACCTTGGTGCGGTTGCGCAGCAGCTCCACGAAGTCCATGGGCTGCGTGCTCACCGTGGCGCCACCGGCGCTGAAGCTGCCCGCCGTCATGGCGCGGGTGCTGGCGGCCAGGACTTCGAAGGGCACCAGCACGCCGTCGTTCTTGCTGGCCATGCCGCGGCTGACCATCTCGTCGTGGACCTCGCGCTCGATGCCGTCCAGGCCGCCCTTCAGGTTCTGCATGATGGCCTTGCGGACGCTGAAGCGGCGGATGTCCTTGTCCTTCATGCCCAGGCCCATCTCGCGGGCGTCACCGCCCGAGATGTCCAGCTTCTGGGCCTTGCCCAGGATGGCCAGGACCTCCAGGGCAGCATCGCGGTGCTCCATGCCTTCCTTCTCGGCCTTGCGGCACAGCTCGGCCACCCGGGTGTTGCCGGGATACTGCTCGGCGATGGCGCGGATGGCGGCCACGCGGGCCCGCTCGGCCTCGACGGCGCGGGTGCCCGCCTCGGCGGCGCTGGCCTGGACCGCCGCGGTGACCGGGGCGGCGGTGGGCTGGGCGCTGCGCTGGCCAGCCTCAAAGGCGGTGATGGAGCTGAGCTCGTCCTGGGTCAGCTCCTCGCCGGCCTCGCGGCGGGCGATGAGGGCCCGGTACTTCTTCTCGTTCATGGTGAACTCCTTGATGGTGGAAGGGGTGGTGGTGGGCAGGCTGCGGCCCAATCCGACTTCGAGGTCGGCCGGGACAGCAACGCTGCTGACTTCGTAGGGCAACCACGAGACCGCCCGATAGGTGGGCATGGTGTCCCTGGGGGCATCAGCGGGGGTGACGTCTTTCCATTCGCCGACGGTGTAGCCGACCGAGATGTTGACGCGGATACCGTCTGCCATGTCCTGCAAAAGGTCCTCGCCTTGCGTGCTGCGGCTGATCAGGCATTCGACGTATCCCTTGCCGTCCCTGATCTGGAAGGATTGGGGGATGACCACGCCGCGTTGGTCGTCCCAGTCGTGATCCATCAAGAAGGGGGCCGAAGCCTCCAGCCTGCTGGTGTCCATCTCGCCCGGCTGATGCCCCAGCACTTCCACCCAGCCCCACCGTTCCACCGGCGTTTCGGATGAGAAGCTAAAGGTCACTTTCCGGTTCGGAACATCCACCGATTCGCGGGTGAGCTGGATCATCCTTTCCAGGGGATGCTCCAGCTTCCGCGTGCGGCGGAACTTCTCCATCTCAGCGGCGAATGCGGCGGGATCGGACTTCTGCAGGTCCGTGTAATACCGCGCGTTCAGACGCTTCGAGTTATTCTTTGCCTTGGGCTTCGGCAGTGGCACCGTTGGCCTCCTCTTTGTCTTGGCTCGCCACCACCGGCACCGCTTCCGGTGTGAAGGTCGCCAGATTCAGTCCCAGCTTGTCCGCCAGCGCCTTCTCGGCCGCCAGTTCGGTCCAGACCTCTTCGATGTCGCGGCCCTCGTCCAGCAGGGTCTCGGTGTGGCTCTTGAAACCGCTCTTGATGGCCAGCATGGACGCCTGGATGTCCTTGAGCGGGTCCACCCAGCTCCAGCGGCGCGGGCGCCACTGCGGGACGTTGAACTTGTCGAACTTGGTCATCGGCAGCTTGACGGCGCCCTTGAGCATCGCGGCCGCCAGCCACTCCTTGAAGACCGGGTTGAGGAAGTGACGGATGAAGAACTGCTGGTCGAGCTTGTAGCTCTCGCGGTCCTCGACCAGGCCCGCACGGATGCTGCTGTAGTTCACGCCCTCCAGATCTCCGGTCAAGGCGTGGTAGGCGATGCTGATGCCGGCGGCGATCTTGCGCTGGACCGCCTTGACGAAGGCCGCGAAGGCCGCAACGGGGTGCTGGGGGTCAAAGGGCGTGAACTTCTGGCCAGCAGCCAGCTCCTCCAGCGTCCCCGGCGACATGTCCATGCTGCGGCCGCCTGTCTCGCTGTCGGCCGCGCCGGTGTATTCGTCACCCGTGGGCGTCTCGATGAAGCCCATCTTAGAAGCCGCCGCCCGGGCGGCCGTGACTTCGGCCTCCTCGTAGGCGTTGAGCATCTTGGTGTCGAGCATGACCGCCGCCAGGGGCGGGATGCCGCGGCTCTGACCTGTGCGCAGCGGGTCAAAAAAGTGAATGATCTCGCTGGCCGGGACGCGCTCGCGCTCTACGATGTCGGCATAGAGGGTGCGCTTCTTGAACCAGTAGGCTACCGGCTTGTCGTCCTGGTCATACTCGACGCCCAGGCGGATCTGGTTCTCCCCGGCGCTGCCCTGGCGCTCCCATTGCTCGTCCAGGAGGGCGGGGTCGATGATCTGTAGCGCGAAGCCGAAGGGGTTGCCGGGCACGTTCCAGCGCTTGCGGGCGATGGCCTCGCCGTCGCTCTTCCAGTGCGTCACCACCAGCTGCTGGACGTCTGCGAAGGTGTGCTTGCCCGTCACGGTGCAGGTTGCGGCCTGGCCCCAGGCGGCGAAGGCCGTCTCCAGCTTTTGGCGGGCCTGGCTGTCCTCGATCATGGCGCCGCCGGCGCCCGGCTCCTGGACCTTCACCTGCAACTTCACGCCGTAGGGGCCGATGATGTTGATGCGGTTCAGGCGGATGAACTTGGCGCCATAGGCGCTGTTGTGGATGAGGTCGCGGGCCCGCTCGCGCAGAGCCGTGAGCCCCATGCGCAGCTGACGGTCCAGGATCTGGTTGCTACGGTTCCAGCCCGAGACCAGGCGGGAAGGCTTCGCAGCGTCGAAATCCCGCTGGCCGGTGACCGTGCGCACGCCGAGGACGGCGGTCTCAAGGAGATTGCTGAGGAAGCCCATCAGCCTTTGAACTCCATGTAGATGGTCCCGTTATTGGGGACGCCCCGCTTCTGGTCCGTGATGCGCTTCTCGCGGGCCACCAGGAAGGCGTAGCGGTCGCGGGTCTTCAGCAGCTGGTCATAGGCCATGGTCTTCAGCTTGCGAACGGTGGTGGCCGTGCGGATGTCCGTCTCGTCCACGTCGCTGAGGGCCTTGCCCTCTAGCAGGGACTGAACGAAAGCCAGCATCTTCTCGGCGTGGGTGCGCTGGTCGCTGGCGCCCGCGATAGAGTAGAGCGGCAGGATTTCCAGTTGCCCCGTCTCGGCGATCTCCACCAAGGGCGTGCTGTCATTGCTGGTGGCCACCGCCTGCCAGCGGTAAGTGCCCGCGGCGAAGGTGGCCGTCACGCTGGCCGCCACGGTCAGCAGATGGTCGTCGCCCACGCCCGTGCAGGTCTCCATCGGCAGGGCTGTGCTGGCGTTGACGAAGGTGAAAGTGACCCGCCAGCCCTGGCTATAGGGATAGTCAGGATAGGAGTGCCGGACCAGCCAGGTGGTGCCGGCCGTCAGCTGGTCAGGGAATTGGGTCAGCGCCGTCAGCGAGCCCATCCGTTACCTCCAATCACTGCCAGTTGGTGAATCCCCCGCCCCCCGAACCGCGCTTCCGCCAGCGGCCTTTGGGCGCCGGCCTGCTCTCAGGCTCCCTGACTTCAAGGGGCGCCTGGGGCAGTTGCTCCTCTTGGGGCTCTGCCTGTTCGGTCTGGGGCATGGCCCCGGCCGCCTTGTATTCCTGCGCCTGCTTCAACGCGCTCCAGTTCGGGCGCAGGTAGTTCAGAATGCAGTAGTTGTAGACCGCCAAGTCCAGAGCTTCGTTGCGGGCGCCGGACTTCTTCTTTCGCCAGAAGAAGTGGGCCACTCCGAGTTCGAACTTGGTGTGCCGCTCCTCACTCGTCAGCTGGTCGAAGTGGTCCTGGTCGTAGCCGTGGCCGTTGGGGAAGTGCTGGTAGCCCGGTCCGGCGTCGGTCAGCTTCAGCTGGGCGTAGATGGTGCTCTTGGCCTGGTCAACGCCCAGCGGCAGGAGCAGGGCCTTGGTCGCGGAATCCTTGCTCGGCCGCATGATGAGCTGCTTGGGACCGCCCACGCCTTTGATGGCCCAGACCCGCCGCAGCGCTCGCGCCTTGCACCAGCGATAGACCTGCTGGGTGTGGTGACCGCCCGAATCCACGGCCATGGTGGCGATGGGCATATCGAAGCCCAGTTCGGAGCGGTAGATCCGCCGGAGCACCCGGTCCAGGTCCTCCCAGACCATTGGCTGGGCCGGGTCGCCGGGCAGGACCAGCTTCTCGACGCCCCATCCCTCTTCCTGGAGGCCCCAGCCCTTGACCTCGACCTCGATGCGCGTGTCCTGGACGTCCGCTGCGGACGTCAGGACCAGGACGCCGGCGGGGAGCTTGCCGGGGCTGTAGTCCTCGCGCCGCTTGAGCAGCGTGTCGCGCTCGACGCCTTCGCCCTTATCCCGCCAGACCTCTCCCAGCACCGTGTTCACCCAGACTTTTAGCCGTTCTCGGTTGCGGCTGTCCTTTGCGGCCCTGAACTCCGCGGCGATCTGCGCCAGGCTGCTCCAAGGCGAGTAAATCTGGTTGATGTGGAAGCCGGCGACACCCTTGAAGGGCTTCGAGGCGACCCAGTTGCCGTTGCGGACGGCTTCGCGGAGGTCCGCATCGCCGAGCTGCGCCTTGCAGTGCACGCATTCGTAGTAGGTGTCTGCAGTGAGGTAGGCGCCTTTGTCGTCCCGGGGGATCTTGACCTGGGCCCAGACCAGGGTCTGAGCCTGCCCGCACTGGGGGCAGGGGACGAAAAAGTGGCGCTGGTCGCTCTCCTCGTAAGCCGCCTGAATCCGGCTGATGCCGTCCTCAGTGGGCGTTGAGATCAGGAAGATCTTGCGGTCGTGAAAGGTCTGCGTTCGGCGGACGGCCAGGTCTACCGGGTCACCCTCCCCGCCGGCGCTGGCCTCGTAGCGGTCGATCTCGTCGGCGAGCACGCGCTTCTTGGGGCGGCTGGCCAAGCCGGCCGGGCTGTTCGCGCCGACCATGTCCAGGTTTCCGCCCGGGAAGCCCTTGTGAAGGATGGTGTTGTTGCTGTCCTTCGCGCGGGGCTCGGTCACCTTGTTCTTGAGGCAAGGCGTGTCCCGGAGCATCGGCCCCAGCCGGTCCTTGCTCCATGTGTGAGCCATTTCCAGCGTGGGCTGGATGACCAGCATGGGGGCCGGGTCCTGGTCGATGGTGTAGCCGACCAGGTTGTTCACCATCTCGGTCTTGCCGACCTGGGCCGAGGCCATGAAGACCACGGTCTCGACCGTCGGGTCGTTGGCCGCATCCATGACCCCGCGCTGATACATGGCGCGGTCGGTGTTCCAGCGGCCCGGTTCGGCGCTCGCCTCTTCACTCAGCTGGCGGTTGGCATCGGCCCACTCGCTGACGGTCAGCTTGGGCGGGGGCTTGAGCACCCCCAGCGCCTCGCGCAGGTAGCCCAGCAGGCCCTTGGCGGTCCTGACCTTCTTGCGCGGGCTCACGCCTGGTCCTCTTCGCCGTCGCCCGTCTTGTAGTTCTTGCGCAGGGCCTTGACCGCCTCGTCCGGGTCGAGCCCCGCCAGCTCAAGCAGGGCCTCGTGGACGTCCTTCTCCATCCGGTTGCTGACCTCGGCCGGCTTCTTGAGGCCGATCACCACCGGGGCCAGGCGCTTGGGCAGCGCCAGCATCTTTGCCCGCAGGGCCGAGAGGATTCCGGCCAGGTACTCGCCCACATCCTCGGCCGCGACCAGCTCCCCGCGGCGCAGGGCCAGCTCCATCTCCAGCTTGTCGGCCTGGGCCCGTTTGAGGCGGGCGTCTTCCTGGCCCCGGTCCAATTTCTGGGGCCCGGCGCCTTGGCCCTGCAGGTGTTTGACCACCCGGGCCATCAGCCATTTCTTGGTGCCCCGCTCGTCCTCGATGTCCGGCGGCAGCGTGGCCAGGGCCGTGGCCAGCTTGGAGCGGTAGATTTTTAGCTCCACCGCCAGTCCATTCAGCGTCCAAAGCTGCGGAGTGACGGCCATTTTTCGTTTTCCTCGACTTACCCCTGTTGCTGAAAAAACTTTCGAGGCAGAGTCTGGAAAATTCCGGCGCCTCGCGTGACCCGCTTTGGAAAAGCTGCGGAAGGACCCGCCCCGCTGGGGTTCTACTGTTGAGCGCGGGGCGTCGTTCGCTCGGCGTGCAGCTGGGGGTGAGCCGCGGCTGAGTTCTATCCTGCGTTGCTCTTCGCTGTGGCGATGGCGTAGGCCAACGCCTTGCCGAAGTTCTTCTGGTAGATGCGTTGCACTTCGGCGAGGCCACCAGCTCGGAAGTTCAAGCGTGCTGGGATGCGCGTGCTCTGCTTGCCGAAGAACAGCGGCTTGATGTCTCGCCGTCCCTTACCGAAGCGCACCCACAGATTGGGGCCGATCCAGAAGGCGTGGTACTTGGCGAGGTTGTTGAGCACCTTCGACGGCGCCAGTGATTTTGGGATCAGTCGTTGCGTGTCTTGCCGGATGTCATCGGCCGGCAAGGTGAGCGCAACGAATGTTCCTTTGGTCTTGGTGCCGCCGTACTCCTGCAACTCCAGCCAGGGCGCTCGCGTGAAGACCTCGGCCTGCAGGTTCGACTTAGTCGAGCGGACCACGTTCATGCCGTAGCGCGTGCGCGGAGCGAACCAGTTTCGGCGCAGCTTGAACTTGCTGCGCAGGTTCTCGATCTCCCAGTCGCGGACTTCTTCAGCGGTGAGATTCAGGCCATATGAAATGGCGAACGGAATCTGCTCGCTGAATTCTTCCATCAGCTTGAGGGCGTTGTCGGTGCTCGGGATGCCTTCAAGCTCGATGACTTGCACTTGCTACCTCACACGCTGGCGAGTTGTTGGGCACCAGGACCGGACAGTGCCGGATCCCCACCAGCCGCGTCTTGTGCAGCCGAGGAACTGCAGTCGGACGCTTCGCCGGTCCTGATGCCAAAGAACTCGCCGATGGGCTGTGAGTCGCCTTTCGACTTCAGCACCGCGAAGGTCATCAGCTGGTGCCAGAACAGGAACTTGAGCGTGCGCTGTTGCTCGGTCAGGTTGATGGTCTCGGCGCCGCAATGGCTGCAGGCTAAGAACTGGTCGCCAGGCATCAGCGGCAATTCCTGCGCGTGCAGGGGGTGCTGGCAGGCCGCTTTCACGACCCAGCCGTCTCCAGCGCCGGCGTGCCGGCCATCAGGCGCTCCAGCAGGCTCGGCTGAACGATCAGCGGGCGCCGAGGAGCAGCAGGCTTGGCTTCCGGTGCCTCCAGCGGCTGGTACTGCTGGAAAGCCGCGTTGAGGATGGCCAAGGCGTGGCGTGAGGCCGTCAGCCGAGGCGCATCGCTTGCCAGGTAGTTCTTGGCCGTCTCCAGCGCGTTAGTCTCGCTTCCCGTCAGTTGGACCAGCTCGCGCCACTTATCCAGGTTTTGCTTGTTGCAGTAGAGCGGGTGCTTGTAGCGCCCCTTCCAGAGATCTGCGAAGGGCTGAGCCTCCACCGACCACTTGAGCAGGGGTGCAGAGCGCTTCGGCGTGCTCTTCTCTTTATTAGTAGAAGTACCCTTATTAATAAGAGAGAGAGGCGAGGCGGCTGTGCACCCCTCCAGGGGTGCAGGCTGTGCACCCCTCCCTGTCATTTGCGTTGGGGCGCAAGCCTTTCCTGGTTTGAGCGCCTGAAAACAGGGGTGCAGGCTGTGCACCCCTACAAGTGCTGGGGCCTCGTCGCGCAAATTCGTCAAGTGCTTGTGGTGCTGGCCGTTCCAGGCCCAGTTCGGGCGCGTGACGACGTAGCTGTTGCCCGCGCGGACCATGCGGCCGCCTTCGCGCGAGACCATGCCGCCGCGAGCCGCGACCGAGGTCAGCTGCTTGAGCCAGCCAGCGGCCACTAGGTCGCGCAATGCCTTCTGGACTTCGCGGACACTCCAGCCGGCCAAGGGCGCCAGCTCTGGCACCGTCAGGCTGCAGATCTCGCCGGCCGTGCGGATGGCGCGATAGACGTCCAGCCTGGCGCGGCTTCTGGCCACCTTGCCCGGCCATGTCGTGCGGTAGTTCAGGAGGGCCGTCTCCAGCTGCAGCAGATGGGGGATCTCGACCTTCTGCTCGCGTGCGTCGATGAAGACGCCGATCAGCCCCAGGTCGGGGCTTTGCTCTTTGCTCATCCGCTCCTCGTTGCGGTGCGCATCCCGCTGTAAAAAAGCGTGGATGCTAGTTTTTCGGTAGGCACTGCCCTGTTGCGGAGGCCGAAGCTTCCAGCCAACGCAAGAGGTTGTGTGCCTTAAAGTCTTCAGGTCGCACAGGTTGTTGGGTAATCCTGGCCCGCCTCTTGCATTCCCCTTCTATCAGCGCCGTATTTCGCGGCGCGATACGGGGGAAGCAATGCCGTCTGGACAACACCTAGCCCATGCCTTAAAGTCCTGCTCGCCGTCTTACATGGTGTCGGAGCTCCGCAAGGAGTTCCCGATGTCCATCTACCTGCGAGGCGACACCTACTGGCTGAACGTCTCAGGACCTGATCGACGCCAAGTCCGAGTTTCAGCCCACACCCGCAACCCGCGAGAAGCACAGCTCCTTGAAAACGAGCTGAGGCTGAAGCTCTGGGCCGCGTCTGTGCCGGTCATTGACATAACTGGTGCGTCTGCCTCTCCAGCGTCCATGCTCTTTGAGCAGCTGGCTGAGGAGTTCCAGAACTACCAGACCGCCATCGGGCGGAAGTCTGCGGGTCGCTTCTTCCGGATCCAGATCGGACTGCTCAAGACCGAGTTCAAGGGCTTGAAGCTGTCAGACCTGGACATGAAGAAGATCGAGGCCTACCGCCTGCAAAAGCTGGCGAAGACTTCAGCCGCGACGGCCAATCGTTCCATTTCAGTGCTTCGACGCATGCTGACCCTGGCTGTGCGGTGGGGTTATCTGGATAGGAACCCAGCGGCAGGCCTCGAGCGCTTGAAGGCCGAGACACCGCCGCACCGGGTCCTTACTCCAGCCGAACAGGACGCTTACTTACGCGCCTGCCGGGACGACTTCCGCCTCTTTGCCTGGGTGCTTCTTCACACGGGGATGCGCCGCGGGGAGTTGTCTGGACTTAAGGCGCGTGAAGTTGATTCTTGGCGGAGCCAATTCACGCTCCCGACGTCCAAGTCAGGAAAGGTGCGGCACATCCCGGTGCCCCCAAAGGTGATGGAAGCCCTTGGGAAACGCTTAGGTTCGCTCCAGCCGGCCGACCTCGTTTTCGTGGATCAGCGAGGTTGTCCTTGGACCGATACCGTCGTGAGACGCTGTCATGCCAACGCTGTGAAGGACGCCAGGCTTGAGTGGTTCCGCATTCACGACCTGCGGCACACTTTCGCCATGGACTTCCTGGCCAGCTGTGGCGACGTCCATCTGGTGCAGTCTGTGCTAGGCCACTCGTCCGTTAAGGTGACCGAGCACTACCTGAGCCGAAGCATGGTCCGGGAGCACGCGGCGATGGCCGTTTATGGCCAAAACGTGGGCTCCTACGACACAAACCACGACACAAAAGCTGGGAAATCAGGGATTAAGGCGCGAAAACGGTCTGAACAGAAAATCGAAAAGAGTTGACGCCGCATGGACGAATCTGTAATTTCTTCGTCCTCACGGACACGTAGCTCAGTTGGTAGAGCAGATGACTCTTAATCAT